AAAATTGAGTTAATCCAGGCTGAATGGAATAATTATGGTATAAACGCATCTATTTCAACATTTAGCTTTATATCTGTGTTTTTTAATGGGGAAGAATATCAATTTAGTCCATATTCTGAGGTATCACGTAGGATAAGTGATTCAACACATAAACAAATGAATAATGATTGGAAAATAGGCTTAAATGGTGAAAAAAGTCCTTTTCTTCTAGTTGAAGAATGTACTGGTCTTTGTTCAAATTATGAAACAACGGCTGGTAAAAAGCGTTTTTTTATGAATATTGATATTGCTGGTTTAGAGTATGATTTTATCACGGGTCCTGATTTTAAGAAGTGGCCAGCTCAAGATAAACGAGAATACATTCTAGCACATATATTTGCATATATGGCTCATGAATATACGCATGTTTTCCAATTTCAGTGTATATCTCCTACAACACTTCCAGGATATTCAACGGAACAACGATTTGGGGCCGAAGAAATTTATGGCATGGGTGAAAGATATCCAAATGCAATATCCAGATGGGTCACGGAAAGTTTTGCTACTATATTGCCATATTTTATGGGTATTAGTTTTCCATATGATAAAGGTATGAAACTCAGAGTTGAAGATGCTATTAAGAATATTTTAAAGGATATAGAGGATACCTCGTTAACAGAACAAGAATTTTCTGATAGACTGATGTATAGAGAAACAAAATATGGATATGTGATGAGCGAGCGACCAGATTGGACTTATTTAGCAGCGGCGGTGATGGCGAGCAAAACAAGTTGGCAATATTTATTAGCCGGTTTTTTTTATAAAGATTTTCAACGAATTCCATCAGATACGGAAGTTGATTTTTGGGGACAAAATGTACTCGTTCCTAATGCAGACAAAGTATGGTTACATAATTTTAATATGAAACAGGAAGATTTTTTAAAACACATATTTACCGAAGTTAAGGCCCACAACATTACTGTAAAGTCTTTAGCACCTTGGCTACCTGGTGGTAAATATTGGCACATACCCGGTTTGAAACCGTATGAAACATGGCGTAAGGAGGATTACCGAGATCGCACTTCTCCTAAACACTTATTAGCTCCAGAATCAGTTTCTTCCAGCAGCTTAAGAAGACACTCACATACACACTCACATACCCCCCCCTTAGCTCCAGAATCAGTTTCTTCCAGCAGCTCAAGAAGACACTCACATACACACTCACATAAATCTTAGTACACTTATAACTGTTAAAAGATTACTATTAGTATTAAAGTTTATATAGCAAGGATATAAGAAACTTGTTATCATGCAAATAAATAAATAAAATATTGTATACTATGACTAATAATTATATATTTTAAAAAAATAAATAATTATTTAAATTCTAATGTAATCTACTCTTTTGTGTCATATAGTTCATGATTTGCCTGATTAAAATAGATAGTCCTATATTTTTTCATTGTAGCGTCTTTAATTCGTTTTGTTTTAAAATAATTGTATGTTTTATTTTCTTTTAATAATTCTATTACAAAATAGAGAGCATACATACCACATTGGCCATCATTATATTGATGAGTAAAACCTTCATTGTCATCTACTGTTAATATTATATTTTCGTGTTGTGCTTGTTGCTCTACTCTATTAATTAATACTTTTATTTGCTTTGGCATTTTTGTTCCATTACTATCAAAATAAAATATAAACTTTTTATCTAAGTCTATAAATAGTGCTATCCAATGTTTGCCGGGTTTATCGTGTGTATCAGTATTAAAAATTATCCCTATTTTGGTTATCTTTTTTTGAATGTATTCTTTTAAATTAAAATTACATAATTGTTCCCATACACATGTTGAAAATAATTCTTTAGAATCAAAATCAATTGGACTAGGACCAATAAACTTAAAATTGGTATGTGATTTTTCATATTGACTCATTATTTTTGTTATATCAACACTAGAAAGCCATGTAGAGGGATTTGTTATCCATGTTTTTGGCGAAAATGGTTTAAATATTTCTTTAATTAATAATTCACTATTATTAATTTTGGATAATTTGCTTTTTTTCAACCAACATAATTCATTATAACATTCTTTGTTTAACCTATTCTTAAAAAATTGCCATATTTCTTTACTATTGTTTGTATAAATCTTTTCATCACTATTACTATTCCATAGCTCTTTAAATGTTTGTAAATTACTTCTAGAATAACATGTAAACTCTTTTAATTCTGGGTCATGTGAATTATTTTGTTGTGGTGCACATTTTAGTCTTTTAAACTTATTTGTTGTTTGTTTATTTTGCCCTCCTTTACTATATCTCGCTTTTTTTTGTGTTTGTTTAAAGTTATGTTGTTTACTTGGTTGTTTATTTGGTTGTTTGTTTGGTTGTTTATTTGGTTTTTTATTATATAAAAAGGTTCTTAAATCCATAATAACTATATAAATAATATATAGTTATAAAATAATTTATTCCCACTTTTGCGGAAGTATTTTTTTATTACTGTTATTTGATTTTTTAGTAACCATTAAATCTATGTTAGTTAATTTTTTTGAATCCGAACTACTAGATGACATAAATTTAACTGTTTCATTTATTATATTAAAACTATTTTCATGGTTTTTTTCATTTTCATTTTCATTTTCATTTTGGTTCGTTGTTTTATAGTTGTTTGAATACTCTTTTAAGTCTTCACATATTAAATTTTGAATTCTTTTTTCTTTTAAATGTACTATTAAATTTAGTACAAATAATAAATAATACAATTTATATTTTTCTTTGCCTTCACTGTAACCATTATTTTCTAGTAATTCCTTTAAATTTAAATTACTAGTGTTTATAATTTCATCTTTAAAACAATTTAAATTTTCGTCTAAATTATTATATATTGTTTTTAATAAATAATTGTTATTTAATAAACTATCTATTTTATTATGTTTAAAGAATCTATGTTGATTTGTTAAATATAATAAATCAATGTTGTTTAATGGCTCTTTTTCTTTTTTAATCTCTATATTGCAATTTAGTTGCACATTTTCTTGCTTTAATGGTTCATGTATAACATTTACAGGTAATTCTATTTGAGTTGTGTTATTTTCTAAATCTAATGTTATGCTATTTAATTCTTTTGTATTGGGTTTTTTTAATTGTCTTTCTTTTTTTTTCTTTAATGGTTTTGCTTCGTTGGTATCCTTAATCTCTCTTATTTTAGAAATCATAGTTATATATTATAATTTTTATTTTAAATCTTTTAATTGAACTCGTGTTGAGTTATAAAATAACTCATGTCCAATTAAATTTGATAAATTTGGATTAAAATCGTCAAATTTTGTTTCATTAAATAATAAAGTAGCAGCTAAATTAACTTTTTGTGGCAATTGTTCTATATTATTTTCGTATAAATCACTATTAGTGCTTGGAATATAACGCGCTTGATCTGCTTTTTGTAAAGCAAAAAATTGGCTGCGCAATGTGGATTCTGTATCTACATTTGACGCAAATCCACAAAAATGGGGATTTCGTGTACCTGGAAAAAATGTCTTATTTGAATCAAACACATTATAATTTTTAATTGGTTCAACTGATTTTATAACATTATGAACTGTTGGCATGAGTGTGTATTTGGTATTTACTGGTCTACATGAAAAATTCATTGTTAAATTGTTTGACGGAAAGTGTCTATTAAATAGTTCGTTATTTATTGCGTTGTTTTTATCATAATTATTAAATGTTATATTATAAAAATTATTAGGGTCATTCATTTATATAATTAATACTATAAATTATTATTAAATAATTACTAATTAATAATAACTAGTTGGTTTTTTGTTTTTTGTTTTTTGTTTTTTGTTTTTTGTTTTTTGTTTTTTGTTTTTTGTTTTTTGTTTTTTGTGATTTTATTCCTGCATTTCTCATAATCTTACTAATTTTTGCCTTAGCTCTTGTTATAAAATTGGATTCAATATTTACTAATTTTTTTAAATCTTCTTCATCTGCTAGATTTGAATCACTGTTACGTATTGAAGTGTGACTTTCAGTAACAAATCCTAGACTACCATATATATTGCCTTTAAT